GGGCGATGGCATGCAAAGTATAAGCATAACTACGCCATTACAGCCACTCAAGACGAAGCCGAAAATAAAGTGCGTCAGTGGAAAGGACTTGCTGTAAAAGACACACCAGCTCCAGCACCTATACACGATGAAGTAGTATATGAAAAAGAAAAAATTGCAGGAGCAATTGTAGAAGAAAGCATTCTTGATGCAGACACAGACAACGATGGAGTAATTACAAAGGAGGAGATTGCTAACTGGGCTGAGAAGCATGGCTAGAAAAAAGAAAAAAGTCACTCGCAAACGTCCAGTTCCTACAAACAAAACTCTGTACTCCAGAGTAAAGGCTGAAACAAAACGTAAGTTCAAGGTGTATCCTTCAGCTTATGCAAATGCTTGGCTTGTCAAGACTTACAAAGCCAGAGGCGGTAAATACCGCATGGGGAAATAGATGCCTTATCACAGTAAGCCAAAGAAAAAGAAGAAAAAACGCAAAAAAGCCCCAAAAGGGTATCACTATATGCCAAATGGCAAGCTCATGAAGGACTCCGCTCATAAGAAACGGAGAAAGAAGCGTGGCTAAGTATAGTGGTGGACTTCGTAAGTGGTTCAAAGAACGATGGGTAGACATATCTCGACCTAAAAAAAGGGGTGGTTACAAAGCCTGTGGTCGTGGGCAAGCTGGAAGTAAGAAATACCCGAAGTGTGTTCCTGCAGCGAAGGCTGCAAGAATGACAAAAGCTCAGATTCGTTCCGCTGTTCGTAGAAAACGTGCCGCTGGTAATCCTGGCGGAAAGCCGACATATGTTTCTACATATGCTCGTAAGAGAAAGAAGAGTGGCCGTAAAAAGAAAAGGTAGAAAAAAAGACCCAAGACTTGCGAGAGCAGGCGTTAAAGGCTATAATAAGCCTAAACGGACTCCCAGCCACCCAAAGAAGTCCCACGTAGTTGTAGCCAAAGTGGGCAGCAAAGTGAAGACTATACGCTTTGGACAACAAGGAGTCTCTGGGTCACCTAAAAAGAAGGGCGAGAGTGCGGCTTATGCAGCTCGCCGTCGTTCGTTTAAAGCTCGTCATGCAAAGAATATTGCAAAAGGCAAGATGTCCGCAGCATACTGGGCAGATAAGGTGAAGTGGTAATGAGTGGCTTTGATTTAATATTGGTGAAGTAATGCCAACATTTGACGAAGAAATTTTCAACATATGGATGGTGTTGCAACCTTTTGCAGCACTATTCTTTGTTGGAGTTGTGGGACTTTGGATAAAAGATATTATTCAAAGCTTTGCAAAGGGTATGAAATTTAAGATGAACGGAGCGTTTCATGAAGGTCAAAAAGTTATTCTTGACGGTCAGGAAGCTCTCATCGTAAAAATTGGAATTACCGAAACAGTTTTTGGTGTTTATACAGAAAGAGGATATACATGGAGATTCGTTCCTAACGAGCGAATCCCTTTTTTGAAACTTGAAAAAATTATTGATGCTGAAGCACACAGAGACTCAAAAGAAGAGAGAGCTCAAAAACTTTACGATTCTCTACAGGATACTAAAATAGCAGCCAATAAAGAGTCTATAGATAGACTTAACAATAAGGTGGATTAATGGTGGATGATTATACTCGAAATGAAGTGCAAGTAGATTTAGATAAATACAACGCTCTTCTTGATAGAATTGATGAACTCGAAGATCAGTTGGGAGCAGAGCCTGCCGCAGAAGAACCTGCAGCTCCTCCACACCCATATCAAAAGTGGCTTGACTTGTCGAATATGATTGACTCTTGGAGAATTTTTCCTCGTATTTTTATTACAACTTATATCTATTTACTTTATAAAAGTGCAACGTGGTTTATGGCACTTCCGGAACCTACCATGGAACAGGCAGGTCTTATTTCAGTAATCGTGGGTGCTGGTGCAGCCTGGTTTGGACTTTACGCAGGGACGGGTAAAAAAGAGTGATGAATGATATTTGTTTTTGCATTAATGGTAGTTTTAGACGGTGAATTAGATGAAAGTCGCACAACACATTGGTATAATATTGACAGATGTAAATACTTTGCATCTCGAATAAGTAGTCAAAGAAAAAGTTACAGCGTAGGCCCAAATGTGTATGCTTATTGCGTACCAGAGATGGTGAACAGAGACGATGTACCCATCTATACTTAAAAGAGATGATAGAGATAGCAACTGCAATGAGTATAGCAACTACGGCATTTCGCGGCGTAAAGAAAATGGTGGAAGCAGGTAAAGAAGCAGAAGACATGTATGGCTACTTTATGAAATTCTTTGAAGCAACTGAAAGTGTTTCAGAAGCAGATGTACTAAATCAAAATGCCCCAAAAATGTCTAAGTTCTTCGCAGGAAAGAGTGTAGAAGCTCAGGCACTTGAAATCGCGATGGCTCGTTCTCGAATGGAGAAAATGGAAAAAGAGTTAAAAGACTTAATGGTTTGGACAGGAAATGACGCATTATATTTTGACATGATGCGAGAGAGACGAAATATTCGTAATGCTAGACTCGCAGCAGCCAGACGAAAAGCACAAAACAAACAACTTTTAGTAGATGGAACTATAGTAACAGGAGTTATGATAGTAGCCATGATTGGAATTTTTATAGTGTTAGGAGCTTTACAAGCAGGAGGGGGGGCTTAATATGTCAATAACGATACAACATAAAAGAGACACAGCATCCAACTGGACGAGTAATAACCCTACTTTAGCAGCGGGTCAGTTTGGTTTTGAAACAGATACTGGAAAACTAAAGCTTGGTGACGGATCTACGGCGTGGTCGTCTCTTAACTATTTTGAACCAACTATAGTTCCTTGGGCATATCAAGGTGAGAACTATGGTTATACTGCCGGGGGAAATAACGACAATCCCTGGGCAAAAATCGATGTAGTAGATAAGTTTCCTTTTTCTTCTGACGGTAATGCAACTGATGTTGGTGATCTAACCGTTGCAAGAGGGGGTGGAGGAGGTCTTAGCAGTGAGACAGACGGATATGCTGCTGGAGGAAACTCTTGGGTTCCTTCTTATCCTTATTTTGGTCAGAAAAATATAGTTGATAAAACTCCTTTTAGTTCTGATGGAAACATGACAGATGTGGGAGATTTACAAGGAACTAAATTTGGAGGCGTAGGAAGTGCTAGCTCTTCAGAGAATGGCTATCTTTTTGGCGGGTGCGGTAACCCTGCTCCCACTGGCCCAGGTGGCTCTGCTATGAGTCAGATAGATAAGTTTCCTTTCTCAGGAACATTTAGTATAACAGATGTAGGAGATTTAAGCACTGATTCACCTAACCCTGCTGTTTGCCGCTTTACTTTAAACTCTGCTGGAGTAACGTCTTCTACACATGGATATAGAGGAGGAGGAATGTACTCTTCATCAGGGTCAACAAAACTAGATAAATTTTCATTTAGCTCTGATGGCAATGCTACAGATGTTGGAGACCTTACTGATGCTATTTACGGAGCTAGTGGAACAAGTTCAAGTGATGCAGGCTATGTAAGTGGAGGAAGACAGTATAGTGCTCCTGTAAGTCAGACTAAAGTACAATGCACACCATTTGCATCAGATACAGGTACCACTTGTGTAGGTGCATTAGTTCAAGGGCAGCATTACCAAACAGCTTCTCAATCTAGTACAACTGCTGGATATGCTACTGCAGGATTTTGGCCTTTCCCGTCCACAGCTGGAAACATTATTCAAAAATTTCCTTTTTCGGCGGAAGGAAACTCAACAGATGTGGGAGATCTAACCTGTGCGAGAGGAAATAGCTCGTGTGCAATGGGATTCCACTATTAGGAGTAATAAATGGCGATAACGATTCAGATAAAAAGAGACACAGCATCCAACTGGACTTCTAATGCCCCTACATTAGCAGCAGGTGAGTTTGGATTTGAAACAGATACTGGTAAATTTAAAGTAGGAGACGGTTCGACTGCATGGGCATCTTTAAACTATTTTGAGTTTGCAGCTCCTTCAGGGCCTAGCTATAGCTTTCAAGGATCCACATCTGGATATACTTCAGGAGGAAATGCTCCGCCCTTCAATGCCCCGCCAATCTACTGTAATATAATAGATAAATTTTCATTCAGTTCAGATGCAAACGCAACTGATGTTGCCGATTTAACTGTTGAAAGAGAGGGTACAGCAGGTCAATCATCCGCTGACAATGGTTATAATTCTGGTGGCTATGCTCCTACTGGTTGTGTTAACACAATAGATAAATTTCCATTTAGCTCAGATAGCAATGCAACTGATGTTGGTGACTTAACTTCGTCAAGAGCATATACATCAGGTCAATCATCGGCGAGCAATGGTTATACTGCAGCTGGCTGGGATGGAAATACAACTAATGTAATAGATAAATTTCCATTCAGTTCAGATGCTAATGCAACTGATGTTGGTGACATAATCACCGCGGTGAATGGAACCGCAGGTCAATCATCGGCTGACAATGGTTATAATTCTGGTGGCCGGTGTGGAGAGGCATATTTCAATGTCATACAAAAGTGGCCATTCAGTTCAGATGCTAATGCAACTGATGTTGGTGACTTAACTGAGGCTAGAAATTCTGTAAGTGGTCAATCTTCTACAACTAGTGGTTATACTACTACTGGTTATAGTCCCGCAGGCGGAGGTTATGTTAACACAATAGACAAATTTCCATTCAGTAGCGACGCAAATGCAACTGATGTTGGTGATATGCTGCCGACTTCGGTCTTTCCTTCTGGCGGGCAGTCATCAACAGCTAATGGATATTCCTCTGGCGGCTTCAATCGGCCAGGTAATACAAAAAATAATGTAATAGCTAAATTTCCATTTAGTTCAGATGGAAATGGAACCGATGTAGGTGATTTAACTGTTGCAAGATACAATACAGCAGGACAACAGGTTTAGGAGTAATAAATGGCGATAACGATTCAGGTAAAAAGAGACACAGCAGCTAACTGGACTAGTAATAACCCTACTCTAGCAGCGGCTGAATTTGGTTTTGAGACTGATACAGGCAAACTAAAGTTAGGAGACGGATCTACAGCATGGTCGTCTTTAAACTATTTTGAGCCTGCTGCTCCTTCAGGGCCTAGCTATAGCTTTCAAGGCTCTACTTCTGGGTATACCTCAGGAGGAAATGCTTTTATCCCGGGGGTAGGTGCTCAGAGAAGCAATGTAATAGCTAAATTTCCATTTAGTTCAGATGGAAATGCAACTGATGTGGGCGATTTAACTGTTGCCAGACAGGGCGTGGCAGGTCAGTCTTCTTCTTCTTCTGGATACACATCTGGAGGAAATTCAGACCCTGCTCCTGCAGATACTACAATAGATAAATTTTCATTCAGTTCAGATGCTAATGCAACTGATGTGGGCGATTTAACTGTTGGAAGAGCATTTGGTACAGGACATTCTATGGAAACTCATGGGTATACCTCTAGTGGGCCTTCTACTGGCGATGTAATAGATAAATTTTCATTCAGTTCAGATGGTAATGCAACTGATGTTGGTGATTTAACTGTTGCAAGACAGCCTGGTTATGGACAATCCTCTAGTACTCATGGTTATGTTTCAGGAGGATACGCCCCAGGTGGAGCAAGCAATGTAATAGATAAATTTTCATTTAGTTCAGATGGAAATGCAACTGATGTTGGTGACTTAACGGCTGCAAAATGGGGCGGAGCAGGTCAGTCTTCAACTGCGAGTGGTTATGTTTCAGGAGGATACACCCCAGCAGATACTAATGTAATAGAAAAATTTCCATTTAGTTCAGATGGTAATGCAACTGATGTTGGTGATTTAACTTCCGCCAGAAATAGCATGGCCGGACAGTCTTCAACTGCGAGTGGTTATGTTTCAGGAGGATATCAGCATTTAAATATAATAGAAAAATTTCCATTTAGTTCAGATGGTAATGCAACTGATGTTGGTGATTTAACTCTTGGTAGATACTATGCAGCAGGTCAACAAGTTTAGGATAGGTAATAATGACAGTACAGGTAAGTAGACAAGATATAAGCACGGAAGCTTTATTTGAATTAAACTCTGAGACAAGATTTCTCAAGTTACCAGTAAGTCCTTATTTGGATTTGCTCGGCATAACACCGTTGCCTTCACAGGTAGCGATTATAAATGCGATTAATAATCCTAAATATCGTTTTATTAATGCAGCAATATCAAGACGCCAGGGTAAAACATACATAGCAAATATAATAGGTCAATTAGTCTCTCTGGTACCAAACTCAAACATTCTTATAATGTCCCCTAATTATTCCTTGTCTCAGATTTCTTTTGATCTACAAAGAAATCTTATAAAACATTTTGACCTAGAAGTACGAAAAGACAACGCAAAAGACAAAGTTATTGAACTCACTAACGGTTCTACAATTCGTATGGGTTCTGTCAATCAAGTAGACTCTTGTGTTGGTCGTTCTTACGACTTAATTATATTCGACGAAGCTGCACTTACCTCTGAAGGGGAGGAAGCATTTAATGTATCATTGAGACCGACTCTCGACAAAGAAAACTCTAAAGCGCTTTTCATCTCGACTCCTCGTGGAAAGACTAACTGGTTTGCTAAATTTTTTGAAAGAGGATTCAATCCAGAATATCCAGAATGGATAAGTATTCGCGCAACGTATCTCGACAACCCCCGGATGTCACAGGCAGATATTGACGAAGCACGTAAATCCATGAGCGAATCAGAATTTAGACAAGAGTACGAAGCGGATTTCAATACCTACGAAGGTCAGATCTGGGCGTTTAACTCTGAAAAATGTGTTGCAGATTTATCAGAATTAGAAACTAAAAAGATGGACGTACTCGCGGGGTTGGACGTTGGTTTTCGAGATCCCACAGCTTTCGTAGTTATAGCATACTGCTGGTCAGAGGAAAAGTTTTATGTACTCGATGAATATTTAGATGCAGAAAGAACGACAGACGGCCACGCACTAGAAATTCAAAAGAAGATTGAAAAGTGGAACATTGACTATATCTACATAGATTCCGCCGCACAGCAGACTCGATTTGATTTTGCACAAAACTACAGTATTTCCACTGTAAATGCGAAGAAGTCTGTACTTGACGGAATCTCTCATGTTGCAGGAATAGTAGACAACGATAACCTGGTTGTAGACGGTAAGTGTTCTGAAGTTCTTAGAGCTCTCGATGGATACCAATGGGATCCAAATCCAAATCTCGCAAAAGAAAAACCAAAACACGATAGAGCTTCGCACATGGCTGATGCATTACGATATGCGCTGTATTCATTTACAGTCTCGCACACAGGATTCTAATAATACATGGGAAAAATAGTGTTTGACATAAAACGTAAAGTTAGATATAATTTTGGTATTAGAAATGGACTTAAAACGAGATAAAGTAAAATATATACGAGACAAGGCAAAATCACTATACAAAAAAGGAAAATTCTGCGAAATATGTGGAAAGAATACAGAATTAGACTTTCATCACTTTTATAGTTTAAGTCCACTACTCTCGAAGTGGTTAAGAGAAAAGAGAAAGATAAGGCCAGACCACTACACAGATGAATACACAATCATCTGGAGAGATGAGTTTATAAAAGAGATGCACGCAGAGCTTTATGATCACACAGTTACTCTCTGTCACGATCATCATCTGCAACTACATTCAATTTATGGTAGGAACCCAGAACTTTCAACAGCGCAAAAACAGGTGCGCTGGGTAGAGATTCAAAGAGAAAAATATGGCGTGGTATGACAGAATCTTGGGCAGACAGCAGCCGCAAGAAGTCGAAGAGAAGCTGAATCCTATCCAACAATACTTGGGTTCCGATAAGCAGTCTTCGAGAGAATTTACAACACGCTACGAAAGGTATTATGAAACTCTTGAAATCGTAAACCGAGCCGTAAATATTGTAGTTGATGACACTGCCGAAATTCCATTAGAAGTAACTCAGGAAGGCTTTTCTGGGGTTGTAAAAGGAGTAAAAAGAGCAAAAGTAGCAACTCTGTTAAATACAGAGCCAAACCTGTTTCAGGACATAAGCACTTTCAAGCGAAACCTTGTTACAGACTATCTTCTTGATGGTAATATTTTTGTATATTTCGATGGCGCACATCTATATCACCTACCTGCCGATAACGTAACAATTCACGCAGACAGTAAAACTTATATTGAAAAATATACTTACAATGATGTGGACTATGGTCCGGATGAAGTAATACATATAAAAGAAAACTCTTTTCATGATATTTATCGAGGAGTTTCAAGATTAAAGCCAGCAGTTCGTACTATGGAATTGATGGCAAATATGCGATCTTTTCAAGACAACTTTTTTAAGAATGGAGCAGTTCCAGGCCTTGTACTCAAGTCGCCAAACACTCTCTCAGAAAAGATCAAAGAAAGAATGCTACAGTCTTGGTCTATTCGTTATAGACCGGACTCTGGAGGTCGAAGGCCTCTTATTTTAGATGGTGGCATAGAAGTTGACAAGATTTCAAATATAAACTTTAAAGAGCTTGACTTTACAAATGCAATCACTGAAAATGAAAAGATTATACTTAAAGCTATTGGGGTGCCTCCCATGTTATTGGATTCAGGAAACAATGCTAATATTCGTCCCAATATGCGCTTATACTATTTGGAAACTGTTCTTCCGATAGTTCGCAAAATGAATTTTGCGTTTAGCAGATACTTTGGATTTGTTATTCGAGAAGATGTAACTGGGACTCCTGCACTTCAACCAGAACTAAGAGATCAGGCACAATACTATCAATCTCTCGTAAATGCAGGAATACTTAGCCCAAATGAAGCTAGATCACAGCTTGGTTATGAGCCCATTGAAGGTCAAGACGAATTAAGAATACCAGCAAATATAGCGGGTAGCGCCGCAGACCCTTCAGAGGGGGGTCGTCCAGAAGAGTCACAGGAGGACTA